TCGAAGACATCGAGACCGAGATCGCTGAGGACTGATGGCCGGTTCCTACAACCACATCGTGGAGAAGCCCAGCGGCAAGCTGCTGGTGCGCTCTCAGGCTCTCTCCATGCTGGAGTGCAGCTCCGGTGACGTCTACGAGGCTCTGGAGGAGCTGTACGGCATGATCTGGTACCTCGCCATCGGCAACCCGGAGCTGGTGGAGATCGCTCGCAGGAACTACGCCGAGGGTCTGACGATGAGCCCCGGCACCGACGGTCGCCTACCTCCGGAAGAGGACTGATGGGTGACATCACCGAGCCCGATGACGAAGGCCGGGACGCTGCCAAGGATCTGCGCGCGGAAGAGCATGAGCGCCAGCAGGAAGCAGCCCGGCGTCGGAAGTGGGCGAAGAAGAAGTGATCACGGTCAAGCGTCGGTGTCCTGTCTGCGGACGGCAGATCGAGCTGACCGAGAAGGGCTGGCTTCGTCGGCACTCGACGAGGGCACTGGCAATCCGGCACGTGAAGTGTCCGGGATCGGGCATGTGGCCCGGAGAGGGATTCTGATGCAGATCGATCTGACCCAGTCGCTGGCTGACGCCATCGCCGACTATGCCGCCAACCGGCCCAAGGATCAGGAGTGGTGCAACTTCTTCTTCGGCTCCCACGGCTGCTCCCTGCCCATGGGCGACCACCGGGTGCACGTCTGTGCCTACGGCAACGACCTTGAGCAGAAGTGCTCCGAGTACGACGAGGACCGCCCCGCTGACGCCCGGATTCGCCAGTGGCATGACGAGGAGGAGGGCGTCGGCCACTGGGGCGAGTGGCAGGCCTACATGGACGGCTTCAGGATGAAGGACTGATGGCCAAGAGCCTGATCCGCTGCGACGTCCACCCCGACCGCTTCTGCCGCTTCTACTGGCGGGGCATTCGTTTCTGCAAAGAGTGCTGGGCTGAGATTCACCCCTCTTGAGGCGTATCAAGAGAGCGAGACACCACAAGGAGAGAACTGATGACCACACCTGACCTCAACGCCCTCGCAGCCCGCATCAACGAAGCCCAGTACACCAAGGAGACCCCGTGAGCAACGACTACACGATCCCGCAGTACCTCCGCACCGACGACCCCGAGACCGTCGCCGTCTGCCTCGCCAATGAGGAGGGCCGCAACGCATGGGGCAAGCTCGCACATGAGTGGGGTCAGAAGCATGGCATCCCGCGCACGGTGGGTGGTGAGGTGCACACCTTGATGCGGGGCTCCTTCGGCTCCTACCGGATCGTGGGAGTCACCGGGGCCAAGCCCACCAGCGGTCAGTGGAAGGCTCTCAAGAACGGCTGGGCTCCCTTCGCCAAGAATCCCCTCAACAAGGAGATGGCCACGATCACCTTCGAGAACGCCAAGGTCCCCGGCCTGCCGAGCATGGTCATGGGTGCGGAGGGCAACGACGGGCTGCTGATGATGTACCCGACACCGTTCATCCACGACGGTGCGGCGTGGGTCCAGCTGTCGGCCCGGGGATCTTCCAGCGAGCATCTTGGTCCTCAGTGGGTCGAGGTGCTGGGCTCACAGGTCATGGCAGCACACGAGCAGAAGTACCCGAAGGAGAGGACCGGTGTCTGAGACCAACTCGTTGGAGACCCTGCCTTGTGGTTGCCGCATGGGACGTGATGAGGAGGCCGACGCGTTCGTCTTCATGCCACACGCGAAGTCCTGCGAGTACTACATCTACGTGCAGGAAGAATCCGCCCGTCAGGGCAAGCCCCTCGTCACGATTGGATCTGAAGATGACCTTCCCGATTGACTCTGAAGAAGTCCTCTACGTGGCTGGCAGGATGTCTGGGGTACCGGAACACAACCTCCCTCTGTTCAACTCCACGGCGACCGCCCTGAGGGCTGTGGGATACCACGTGGAGAATCCGGCAGACGACGAAGGAGACGGCACCACCGACTACGCCGACTACATCCGGATGGCACTGGTCCGTCTGATGCGCTCCTCCGGGGTGGCCCTGCTGGACGAGTGGTGGCTGTCTCCGGGAGCACGGCTGGAGGTGCAGGTGGCGGGAATGCTGGGCATGACGATCCGCACCGCCGAGGAGTGGCTTGCCCGGAAGGCATCCTGACCATGGCAGCTCCGAGGCCGATGAAGTCGGTCCAGTGGTGGGGTGGTCCCAAAGACGGTGAGCGTTTTGTGATGCCCGCCAGCGAGAAGACTATGCACGTGGTAGACCGGGAGCTGGAGTACACCGTTCCAGTCTCAGAAGGGTACGTCCGCTGGGACAAGAGAGCGCTGGTACCGAAGTAGGACAGCTGGGGAAATGGCCCACGAGGTTCCGAGTGAGGGGGCGGAATCTCGTGGGTTTCTCTGTGCCCTTGACGCACCCTCAGGTGACCCACTACCGTGTCCCAACGTGGAGACCTAGCGGTCGACACATGGTCAACCGGGAGTCCGTCGACTGGCCCAATCCATGAGACGGCTCCGTACTCGGAGACTACTGGGGGGGAGCGACCGGGAAGTTGACCACAGAGAAGGCCCGAACCGTGACTCATACCGGTTCGGGCCTTCGACTGTCTGGCTCAGAACTCCCAGAAGCCATAGACCGCCCGGGTGCCGTCCCGTGAGCTGTCGTGGTTGTCCCGCAGCTCCCCGTCGATGTAGGCCGCGTAGTGCTTGGAGAGCCTCAGGACGAAGCACCCGACCTTGGGCAGCTCGGTGGCCTTGACGTGCACCGTGGTGCCCGAGCCGATGGTCATGGTGGCGGTCCACGTGCCTCCGAGGCTGGCTGCGATCTTGTGCATGGTGAAGGCGTGGAGCCCCGTGCGGGCGTTGGACGGCTTCCGCCGCTTGTGGGCCCGCTCCTTGGCACAGAACTCGTTCACGAGGTCATAGACCTCCTGATAGGGCTTGCCGGTGGCGATGGCCAAGGCCCGAGTCCCACAGTCGCCTGTGGTGCCCTTGTAGCCCGCCGCAGCCCGGCCCCCGTCGTCGAACACGTAGCTCATCGCTTCTTCCCCCATCTGTCGAACCCCACAACAAGACCTCCGACGTACCCGATGATCATCATCGCGACGGCGATCCCGACCCAGTAGATCTCGTTCACGACAGGGCCTTCCACACGACGGGGACGTCCCGGTACTGGACCTCAGATGTCCATCCATTGGTTACCTTGGATGCGTAGTCGAGGGCCATCTGCTTGTCGAGCCCGAAGGGGACCGAGAAGGAATCGTTCTTGGATCCTGCCGGGGCTGTGTTCCACACCCGGTAGTGGCGTTCGGTGGGGCTCATGCCATCATCTCCTTCAGGATCGCAGTGGCAGCGCCCCGCAGTCCTTCCGGGAGCGCCGGGACCCAGCTGGGTGCATTCTCCTCGGAGAAGCTGCACCAGACGCTGTAGTGGCCACGTCCGAGGACCCGGGTGCGGACGGAGACGACGCCGTTCACGACGTAGGCCGTGGCGACCCATTCGGCGGAGATGACCTCCTTCTCAATGTCTCCTCCCGCCATCTTGACGGTGACCCTGATGGGGGTGGGGAGGTCGAGGACTGCTGTGATCTCTACGCGGTTGCTCATGTACCTAGCTTACCACCTGTCCCTAGCTTGGTCAAGTATTGTTTCCAGAAAGGATGTCCTTGACATGGGTCATTCAGGTGACCTAAGGTGAGGACACGGTCAACCGAACAAGGAGTAACTGTGAGCCGGGAATCAGAGCTGAAGCTGAAGAAGCGCCAGCTGGCAGAGGCGGAGGCCATCGACACCGAGCAGGCCCGCCAGCACGCCGAGGAGCTGCGTACCCGCATCATCCCTCGGATGGAGGCGGAGATCGCTGCCATGAAGGGCCGGAAGCTGACCCGCAAGAAGGTGTCGGTGCATGACTCGTTCAACTACCGCACGACCACCTACCAGCTGATCGCCCCCGACGGGACGCCGGTCGCCGAGGTGTCGGTGAACAACCACGACGCTGACGTCTACCCGGTCTCGTGGACGCTGCATAAGGGAGTCCGGCCCATCGCGGGTAAGGACACCGGCCACGCCGCGTCGATGACCGAGGCCATCTCCCACATCGAGGAGATCTACATGATCGAGGAGAAGCACTGATGGCCAGCCTCAAGACGGTCACCGTGATCGTGGAGACCACCGACGGGATGCACATCTCGCTGTACTCCACCTGCTCCGAAGGAAACCCTCGTTTCATGAATCACGAACTGCGCAAGGAGATCGCTGCCATCCAGCGCGACCTCGAACTGATGCTCGCGGTCAAGTATGGGGAGCAGGCCTGATGACCGGGCAGAAGTGGGAGCACGTCCCCACCCCCAAGAAGGCGGAGGAGAAGCTCGCAGCCGCCGAGACGTGGCTGGCGAAGCTGGCCGACAAGATCCGTCACTCCCGGACCCAGATCTTCCTGCACTACCGGCGTCTGTGGCGGGTGGGATTCATCGCCCCGGGGGTTCTGCTGTTCATCGGGAGCTTTGTCGTCGGAGTCATTCTCAACAGCCCTGCCCCCTTGCTGGTTGGTCTCTTCGGAGCATTGATCGGCTTCGTGGGAGTCGTTGGTCCAGCATCGAGCGATGAACTCCTTGTCAAGCGCTGCCACTGTGATGAGTGCGACGGTAGGAAGGACCTGCGGTGAGCTTCGAGGTCGAGCTTGTCTGGTGCGCCGACGAGAAGTGCGAGGAGTCCTACAAGGGTCACCACTGGGGTGCGGTCAAGGCTCACGACCGGGGTTGGTTCCTCCAGAAGGACGGCACCGCGTGGTGCCCCAAGCACACCCCGGAGTGGGTCGAGGAGTGGCGTGAGCGTGAGGCAGCCAAGCAGCTCAAGGCCCAGCAGAAGGAAGGTGGTCGCTGATGGCCCGCAAGATGACCCGGTCCCCTCGTAGGAGGACCAAGCTCACCATCGCCTCCGGTGTGGTCGATGAGGTTCGGCTGTGGGAACCCTCCCCGGTCGACGAGAGCAAGATCGCCGGACCCCAGATGAAGATCACCTACTGCGTCAGGCGTGAAATGGGAGCCGAGCGCTACACCTCGACGGCCTACGTCAACGAGTTCGCCCCTCACTACGGGACCAACAAGCACACCGAGGAACCTCTGGAGGTCTTCTGGTGGCTGGTTATTGGGGCGTGGACGGAGAAGGGCATTGGGGATGCTCTTCCTGTCTGCTACTGCACTGCTTGCAGGGGGGCTTGACCGAAGGTAGGGTCAGGTACTAAGCTAGATACAGGTCAACCAAGCAAGGAGAATCATGAAGGCATTCATCCGTCTCGCTGAGGACGAGGAAGGGCGCAACGTTGTCGCCAACCTCAACGTCGAAGGTGAGTGGCCCCCGCCCCTCCTGATCGGCTACGCCGACGAGCCGTGGGTGCAGATCAGCTGCTCGATCATCGAGCCCGGAGATCACCCCAACGTCGTCCCCGGTGCGCTGTACGTCCGGGCATCCAACCTCACCCCCGAGCGGGTCGCTGAGCTGGGCGTGCGGGTCGCGGTCGATGAGGACGAGAAGGCCCAGAGCGTGCTCGACGCCGTCCGCAACAAGATCTCCGCCCTGAAGGACCTGCCCCCGCAGACAGACCACCGGGGCCCGAACATCCTCTACCTGACCACCGACGACGCACAGGAGCTGCTCGACCTGCTGGACCGCAACGCACACCGGGTTGTCCACATGACCCAGCGGATGCAGGAGACGGTCGACGAGGCCCTGCGCGGAGTCCAGCGCACCACTCTGGAGGACCTGAAGAATCAGGTCCCTCACGACCTCCACACCCGCGCGTCCATTGTTGCGTGGATTGACGAGCAGGCGAAGGCGATCTGATGCGGTACATCATCGTCCGCGTGGAGACCCCACAGGCCTTCGCAGCTGCGCGGAAGGCCCTCCACGACCTCCCCAAGGAGCACCACCTCTCCGACATGCCCTACATGGAGGAGAAGCGCACCATGGGCCTCTCGACAGAGGGAACTCGTCGCAGCTTTCGGACCATCGACCAGCTCTTCGAGGCCGACATGAGGACCGTCAAGGCAGCCGTCGCCGAGGCCCGCCGTCCCAAGCTCACCGTGGCCCTGTGCGGCGTCTGCCACCACTGCGCAGCCACCCGCTCCCAGCGGCACAACGCGCTGCGTCGGTTCATCCAGCGCAAGGGCTGGAAGGTCAGGGACAAGGTCTTCGTCTGCGAGCGCTGTGCCACCCAGTTCGACACGGGAGTCTCCGTGTTCGATCCCGACTTCCGGAAGATCTGGACCCGGTGGACCTTCGCGGAGTACCTGTGACCACCAAGTGGGTCCCGGGCAAGGAGCCCTTCACGCACGAGCCCTTCACCGAGGAGGTGGAGCTGAACGGTAGTGTCCGCTACAGAGGTGCGTGCTCCTGCGGATGGCGCAACCACTGGCAGCACCGGGTGTCGGCGGAAGCACTCGCGCACGCACTCAACCACGTCGTCAAGTTCCGGAACCAGCGCCGCCCCTGCGGATTCTGCGCGGTCTGGACCTGCGACGCCTGCGGCTGGAAGCGTCACTCCGCCAACCCCGACATGTCGTTCGAGCACCACTGTGCGCAGTGCGGCTCTGTCGATGGCACCATGACCCCCACCATGCACGGACCCCGTAGGTACTGGCAGCACCTGCCAGAGAACAACTAGGAGGAGGACGAAATGGAAACAGACCTGAGGGAAACGTTCGACACCACGACCTACAGCTTCGTGGACTGCCGGGACATGGGGCACCAGTGGGGCAAGACCCGCACCTTCGAGACGCCCGGGGAGTACATGGTCGTCCATGGCACCCTGCGCCTGACCCGTCGCCGCACCTGCACGGCCTGCGGCACCGACCGGGACCAGCTCTACGTCGTGGACAAGCTCTCGGGCTCCCTGCACCAGCTGGCCACCACCTACGCCTACGCGGAGGGCTACCGGCTGAAGGGGCACGACATGCACGAGGTCATGGCCAGCTGTCGTTTCCAGAATCTGCTGACCGAGTTCGAGGCCAATCGTGGCTGACATCCCGGGCATGACGTGGCAGGCGATTGCGACGGCAGAGCTGAGCACCATCAAGTCCATCAGGGACGAGGTCAAGAAGGGCAATCCTCTGACGAGTCACCAGCTGGACCGGCTCATTGAGCACATCGAACTCCGGATCACCGGGATGTCCCATGAGTGACATCAAGACGGAACTCCCGTTCCGGCTGGGCACCAAGGTCACCTTCACCAAGCTGCTGGCTCGGCACAAGGACAACCACGCCATCGACCGGATGCACCCGGAGTCCAAGAAGCTGATCCTCCCGCGCATCGGGGGTTACTACACCTACCCGGCCTACTGGGTCGAGAACGTGTTCAGTGAGGCTCCCACCGACGGGGTGATCGTCGGCAGGAAGACCCTCAGTGACGGCTACACCGTCCACGACCGGGACGACGGTAACCAGTACTACCCCATGCGCCACTTCATGGCGTGGGAGGTGGCCTACAGCCTGCACCGCAAGCCGGTGCTCGTGCTGTGGCCACAGCGGGTGTGGGAGTTCGTCCAGCTGCCTCCGGTGGAGTACGAGACCGTGGTCGATCTCAACTGGGAAGACGATGGGCCGAACGCCCAGCCGAAGCTGAAGCGCCGCCCGAAGCCGGAGCCGTGGGAGGAGTTCGAGGATCCCGAGATGCTCCGGGAGGCCATGGCCACCTTCCGCAAGATGAACTCACCTGAGGGGTTCCGGCTGTGAGCTGGGCAGAGAAGTTCGCCGAGCGCATGGCACAGGCCATCGCTGACCGGGACGAGCGGGCCGCGCAGGAGTTCGAGTTCGGCGACAAGGTCCGACTCCTGCCGGGTGGCAAGGTGGCATGGACCGTCATCCATCAGGGGATCATTGCCGTCAGCCTGCGCTCCACACGTGGTGCGTACCGGAGTGAACTGCCGTCGAACCTTGAGCGTTGGAAGGACGAGTGAGGGGTTCCAGCCTTGACCTGTCCTAAGTTATGGACTATCATTAGTCCCAAGGATTAGACACACCACCGCCAGCCAGACATATTCAGAAACGAAGGAACCATGAGCATCGAAGAGCCGCTGATCACCATCTCGGAGATCGTCACCAAGTACGGCGTCGCACGCAAGACCGTGCAGCGCTGGGTCGACGCCGAGAAGATCAAGCCTGCGCAGACCCTGCCGGGTCGCACAGGAGCACACCTCTTCACGGCAGCCGCCGCTGAGGAAGCCTTCGCCGGTCACCACGCCGCCACCACCGCTCCTGAAGAGGAAGCAGTCTCCAAGACGGCATGACGTTTGCGGGTGGGTTACGTTACTCTGTAGGAGTGCGAAGCCCAATGACCCGTGTCGAACATGCCCAGCTCTCCGCCCAAGGGAAGCGTCGGTGTCCTCAGTGCGGTGAAGTCAAGGACATCAAGGAGGACTTCCCTGAGCGCAACACGTCGAACTCTCCAGCTCCGTACTGCAAGCCCTGCCAGCGTGAATGGGGCAGGGCTTATCGGGCAGCCAACAAGGAGAAACTCAATGGGCAGTGGCGCATTCAGAGAGAGGGCCGGATCCAGCGAGATCCTGAGAAGGTCGCTCTTCAGGAGTGGACTGCCTACCTGAAGTGTTACTACCGGATCTCTCCTGAGGACTACGGACAGATGCTGGAGGAGCAGGGTGGCGTCTGCGGCATCTGTGGGAAAGCTCCTGCTGGAAAGCGGCTCGCCGTGGACCATGACCGACGCTGCTGCCCCGGTAAGAGAAGCTGTGGAGAGTGCGTCAGGGGTCTCCTCTGCGGGAGTTGTAACCCGAAGCTGGGGTTCTACGAGATCTTCGAGGAGAAGGCGAGTCAGTGGCGATCCAGACGTGTAAGGAGTGCGGAAAAGTGACGGTGCGGTTGAGCTGGTCAGGGCTGCGAACTCATGAGGATTGCAAACAGCGCAGCCATCTGGCCCGCACGCACAAGCTCGGCACCCTCGACAACAAGCGCAACTTCCTTCCCGGATCGGTGACCGACCGGGTCGTTCGTGACTGGCTGAACAACGACCCGCTCGATCACATCGGTGAGATGCCGTCCATGGTCGACGCCACCATCGAGTCCGAGAAGGAAGAGCTGGTCTCCAAGGGTGAGGGCGTCGTCCGCTGGCGCAACCCCGGGGACCGCAAGCTGGTGGTGGCCGACTGCACCGAGGCGGTGAAGGCCATCGAGCCGATCCTGCTGAAGTACGTCGTGCCGTTCGACTTCGAGGCCGACAAGCACTTCGAGGCGGAGATCATGATTCGTCATCCTCGTACAGGAGAGCCTGAGCAGATCATCCTCAACGGCTACATGGACATCCTCGTGCGTGACGACAAGGGCCGCTGGATCGTCTGGGACGTCAAGCACACCCGGGACGAGTCCTACTGGCGCAAGACTGTCGGCCAGCTCGGGTTCTACGACCTCGCCGTTGAGCTAATGTTCGGTCAGGCCTCCGCCATGACCGGGCTCCTCCAGCCGCTGTGCAAGGAGAAGGTCAAGGCCTACAAGCCCTCGGTCGATTCCAGAAACCAGCTCTTGCAGCGAATCCTTGGAATGGCCAACGACGTCCTGCTGGACATCAAGACCCCCGTCGAGGGAACCGGTCCCTGCGGTTTTTGTCCTACACGTCATGCGTGTACCAAGTTCGAGCCGATCATCGACGCCAAGGGAAAGAAGCGGATGGCGCTCTGAGAGGCGTATCAGGGAAGTAGAGAGGAGCCACCATGGCCAGTACCGAAGATCAGATTCGTGAAATACGCGGTTCCATCGCGCAGGTCCAGAGCAAGAAGGTCCGCGCCGCCGTCGAGCTGGAGAACGCCAAGGCCCGTCTCGCTGATGCCCGCAAGGTGCTGAAGTCCGAGTTCGGGGTGTCCACCACCGAGGAGGCCAAGGCCAAGCTCGCAGAGCTTCGTGCTGAGCTGGACGCCACCGTCGTGGAGGTCGAGGAAGCCCTCGCACTGGCGGGGGCATGATCACCGAGTGGATCTCGTGGGGTGCGCTGGCTGTCGGGCTCACACTGGTTCTCTGGGTGGCCAGCACGATGAAGCCGGGGCCTGCCGAAGAAGAAGATGATGAGGACTTGACTCTTACTTAGGACAGGTCCTATACTAGAGACGTCAACCCAGCTTTACGAAACAAGGCGGTCACCAATGAGCAAGGGCAAGTACGACAAGCTGCGGAGGGGCCTCATGGCCAATCCCATCCCGGTCACCCGGCGTCTTCCCGGCCAGCCCCCGGCACCCATCACCGAGCCTGTGCAGGACAAGCTCCCGCTGGCTGAGGACTTCTCCGACCTCAAGATCTCCCTCACTGACGGGATCCTCGATGTGTCTGTGGCCGAGATCCACCCCGACATCCAGAAGGTGATGGATCAGCACTGGTCGAAGGTCAAGGTCGAAGGTCTGGCCGAGGGCCTGCGCCTGAAGGAGGAGGGCCAGACCAAGGCGCTCACCGGAGCAGCGTCGTGGGCCGAGCGCGCCAACACGTGGATCGCCGGACTCCCGACCGGGCGGTACTTCACCTCCAACGACCTGTTGCAGCACGTCGACCTGCCACACCCGGACGCCGCCAAGCCGAACCAGAACAATGCCGTCGGCGCGATCTTTTCCTCCGCCTCCAAGCGGGGCCTGATCCGCAAGACCGGTGACTACGAGCCGAGCATCCGCGCGGCCAACCGTGGTGCTGTCGTGGCCATCTGGGTCCGGTCGGGCAAGCTGTGAACGGAGACCCGAACGTCCGCTGGCTGGTCGTCACCAACGCCGAGGCCAGCACCGTCAAGCGGTACCTCTACAGCAGCGCCGTGCTCGTTTCCAGTTTCGACAGCTCCTCCCACGACTACCCGGTCCACCTCGTGGTCGTGATGGCGCGGAGCAACGTCGAGTACTCCGCCAACTACCAGTCCGACCGGATGCTTTCCGGCCTGATGGGATCCAAGGTCTACGAGACCTACATCGAGGCTCTGAACGCCATCCTCACCATCGCGACCTGAAAGGAGGCTCGTCATGAAGGCTGCCATCTTCGACATGGACGGCACGCTCGCCGACGTGACGAGCATCCGGCACCATGTGCTGGGGTCCATCAAGAACTTCGACGCCTTCCACCGTGCCAGCGTGGACGTGCCCACCCACCAGTGGGTGGTTGATCGCGCTCGGGCTCTGCACGACGACGGAATCGCCATCCTGATCGTGACCGCCCGCAACCACATGTGGCGTCACCACGCAGTGTGGTGGCTGGCCCTCAACGACGTCCCCAGCGATGCGCTGTGGATGCGCCACGACGACGACCAGCGCAAGGACCGGCTGGTGAAGGAGGACATCTTGAAGCGGATTCTGGAACTGGGGTTCGAACCCATTATCGCGTTCGACGACAACCCCACCGTGATCGACCTCTGGGTGGAGCACGGCATCCCCGTCGTCAACGTGCCCGGCTGGGTGTACTGATGGCTGACATCGCTGGTGTCGACCTCCTGTGGAACGCCGTCCGGCTCAGTGCCGCCGACGCCGCCATGGGAGACCATGTGATGAACCAGCGCGAGATCGTTGAGGCAGCGGTGAAGGCCACCCTGAACTGCCTGCTCGGTAACGGTCTGGTCACGCTGGTCCCTTCCGAGGAGTGGCCGATGTGGCTGAAGATGCACCCGGAAGTGGATGAGGTAAGCCATGAGTGACCAGATGAGCCTGCTCGAACTCAGCGAACTGGAGGACGACCTCGTCCCCGAGATCCTGCCGTCGACGGCGTCGCTGTCGATCAAGGCCGACGTCACCAAGCTGAAGGCGCTGTTCTCACGGGCCAGCAGCGTCACCCCGTTGAAGGAGATCATTCCCGGCACGGCCTACGCGCTGTTCGAGGCACTCCCAGCCACCTCCGATGTGGTGTCGCACCTCCGGATCACGGCCAGCGACGGAGAGCAGACGGTCTCGGTCGTGGAGGATGGGGTCTCGGTCAAGGTGCCGGGCTCGGTCCTGCTGCCTCCCAAGCGGGTGCTGGACATCCTGCGGCTGGCTCCGACCACCACCGTCGACATCACCGTGGTGGGCTCCACCGCGTTGGTGCGCTCGGGCCGGGCCCGCTGGACCGTGCAGGTGCCGGTGGGGGAGATCAACACCTTCGGGCTGGACGAGGTTTCCGGAATCAAGCTGGCTCCGGTGCCGGTGGTGCCCTTCCTGTGCGCCCTGATGGCCGCGCGCAAGGCTGCCTCCACCTCCGCTGCCCGGGTGTCCCTGATGCAGGTCAAGGTCAAGGACTCCGCGATCCTCGCCTGTGACGGGGGACGGCTGCACAAGGCCACCGTGGAGGGGCTCGACCCGACCATGGACACCACCATCCCGGTGAGCACGGTGGACGAACTGATCAAGGCCCTCGACGGGGCCACCGACCTGCTCATGGGCTTCGACGAGCACCATCTGGTGTTCCGGGCCGGGGCCGACTCCATCGTGGCCCAGCGGATGCTCCTGCCGTTCCCGGATGTGCAGCAGCTGCTGCTCGGGCCGCAGGTGACCAACACCATGGGCCTGCTCGTGGACCGGATGGAGCTGTACGAAGCGATCAAGCGGGTGCGGATCAACGCCGACCCCGACATCGCCGTGGTGACCCTGAACATCATCAGGGGGGCCCGTAGCGCCGACGACTGGGCTCTGGAGGTCAGGAGCAAGGACGGGGCCGGGAACACCGCACATGAGGTCATGGAATGCCAGTGGAAGGGCAAGCCGAAGGAGGTGTCCTTCAACCATCACCACCTGACCGACCTGCTGGAGGTCTGCGTGGCCGACACCCTGATCCTGAAGCTGGGTGGCGACACCAAGGCGAACCGCACGCCGCTGCTGGTCGACGACACGGACGCTGGGGTGATGGGCATTGTCCAGCAGGTGACGAACCACTGGCAGTAGGTTGTGCGTAGTCGCGTTGCGACGACTGGGAGCCCGGAGGTGTTTCGATCCCTCCGGGCCTTCGTTTGCCCGGCGATAGGTTGATTCCTGAAACCAGTTGACATGCCCACCGGAAGTGACTATAGTTAGGGACAGGTCAACAACCCACAGGAGAACATCATGGCTGCCATTCCCACCGGTCTCACGCAGGCCGATCTCGACCGCTACGCCCAGCTCGACGCAGGCATCGCGGCGCTCTCCGAGGAGCACAAGGTCCTCAACGCCAAGATCAAGAAGGCCCACCTCGACGCAGGTCTTTCCGGAAAGAAGACGCTGGTCTACCCCAGCTCCAAGTACGGCTCGATCATCGTCAAGCTCAACGAGCAGCGTCGGTTGAACCTCGCCGACCTGACGGAGAACTACCCCGAGGATGACTTCCCGGAGTTCTACTCCTCCGCGCTGGACACCAAGAAGGTCCCCGCCGACGTGCAGGACGAGTTCCGCACCGTCATCGTGCAGACCCTGTTCATCGACCGGGAGAACGCCGAGCCGGTTGTCTCACCGAAGCGCGTGCAGGTCTGATGGTTGAGACCATGACGGTTCGCAGCGAGGTCCGGGGAACCGGGTCTCAGCTGCGGATCTTCGCCCGCATGACGGGCACCCAGACCCAGCGCACCCTGCGCATGGACGGGAAGCGTTCCCTCACCCAGAACCTCACCACAGCAGCGCTGATGGTGGGCCGGGTGGAGGCCAAGAAGCAGGGCACCGATCCTGCCTCTGTGCGGGTCGTTCAGCAGTTGGAGGATGGCTATGGGCACGTCGCCCTTCTGGAGGGGCTGTGAGGTCGGCAGGGACCATGGTCGAGACCTACACCTGTGCTGACTGCCTCGACACGCTGATACTGGCCATGCTGGAGACCTACGGGAGTGCCTACGTCCTCAACATCAAGACCGAGCTGGAGCTGCCCTGCAAGAGCTGTGGGCTTCCCGCCATCGCGGTGGTGACTCGGCTGTGAAGTTCCCATGGCAGCACAAGCCCACTCCAGCCGAGCTGGCGGTCGAGGAAGCCATCTCGCAGGCTGTGCACGAGGTGTTGTCCAAGAGGGACGCCATGCTGGAGGAGATGTGCGTCCAGATGCTCCTCGAAGGCAAGAGGGGCCTCAGGGTCGTCGAGTACGCCGACAAGATCACCGCTGAGCTGACCGATGATGTGCCCTACGGGGAGATCCACTGGCATCAGGATCTCTACAGTCCGGCGCTGCTGCACACGCAGATTTTGTTCGAGCCGAAGTCGTAAAGCTCTATGTAACCTTTAACTAACTACCCCCGTAGGGGGAGTAAGGGATCCCAGATCGTGGGGCTCTGATCGAGCCATGGTTGAGTTTTCGTGTCGCTGCGGCGTATCAACGAACGTGCGCCTCTTCCCATACCCCAGCTCCGGAGACAGTACGGCTGTCATCGGGTGGATGAAGGGCAACGCCAACCGGTACCTGCACACGTTCCGCAGGACCAGCACCCCGCTGCCTCCGGTGGAGCTGCTGGAGGACTGGATCTTCGAGGTCAGCGTGAAGCTCCACCGACCTTTGGGCGCTACCGAACGGTCCTTCCTCCACACCGCCAATCAGGCCCACGATGCTGCGGTCTACGCGCTGGAGAACTACGACCCGGAGCATGAGTGCTTCGAGAAGGCCCGTCGCGGTGGCTGCCGGTCCAAGCGGGTCTCACCCCTGCTGGGGATCGTGCGGGATCTGGCCTACATGAGCGCGGCGCAGGTGGCTGCGAAGCTAGGGATCTCCCGGCAGCACGCGACCCGGCTGCGGAAGCGGGTGGGCTCCAACCCTCCACAGGACGTTTCCGAAAAAGAGATAGATGCGCTTATCGGGCACCCGGGTTGGGTTGGGACCGAAGTCAGGCGTATCAACAGGTATGGACACACTGGATTCGCTGGTCATCAGGGCCCGCCAGCGCCGCAGGCAGATCGACGTGGCGCAGGGCGAGGTCCGGGCGGTGCTGACCCGGGGCAAGGAGCTGAGCGCGGAAGTGGCCTCACTGGGCCAGTCCGTGGAGGAGCTGGACCGGGTCACGATCCTGCTGAACTCGCTCGGGGAGGAGCGGCAGCTCGCCGCCCAGTCCAGCATCGAGGAGCTGGTCACCCGTGGCCTGCGGATGATCTTCGACGACACCCTGAGCTTCCACATCACCCAGTCCGTGCGGGGCAAGACCCCCGTGGTCGAGTTCGTGGTGCGGACGACGTTGGGCAACGACGTCATCGAGACCCCCGTGATGGACGCCCGGGGCGGTGGCCTTGCCGCCGTGATCGGGTTCCTGCTGCGGCTGGTGGTGGGTCTGATGGGGCGCGATCCCCATGACGCCTCCCTGCTTGTGCTCGACGAATCGTTCGCGCACGTCTCCGCCGAGTACCTCGAACCGTTGGGCCAGTTCCTGCGGGAGGTCGTCGACAGGACCGGGGTGCAGATCATCCTCGTCACCCACCAGCCCGAGTTCGCTGAGTACGCCGACCGGGTCTACAACTTCTCCACCACCGACGGCAAGACCATCGTGAAGGACGTTTCCTGAAATGAACTACGTCTACGGCTGGGCCTACCCCGACGACCTTGAGGACATGGTCGTGTGCGGCTTCCTCAACGTGGAGGCAGCTCAGCGTTGGTTGAAGGTGTGGTCTGATCCGGGGGAGGTCGTGATGGTCCGCGTGGTGACCAGCCACGGCGAGTGGGACATGTCCACCGTCGAACTCGTGAAGGGCCTGTGATGCCCAAGAGCTTTGACTCCGGGATGCCTCGCAGGGTCTTGCGCTGGGCCCACGAGCACGGCGGTGTGCACAACGACTGCCTCATCTCCGGGACCCCCTGTGAGAGCTGCGAGACGGTCATCATCGCTTCGTTCGACCACTTCTACGGCCACGCCTCCGACATCGGTGCAGTGCTGGCCATGGTCATCGCGGACTATCGGCAGGACCTCCTTGCCGACGAACAGGAAGACCCCTGTGCCTGAGAACATCAAGATCCACGCCTCCTTGCTGGTGGCAGCTGCACTGGTGGCAGCGATGTGCCTGTACGGCTTCTGGTTCTACAGCCACTGCTTCTACGCCCCATTACAGGACTCCCCTGCCGGGTGCCTCGGCTCCTTCGTGAGCGGCAAGTGATGAGCGACGCCGACACAGCCCCGCTGGCCCTGAAGTACCGGATCAATGATACTGTGCTTGGAATGAATGACATTGTGTTTCAAGGCCACATGGTTGAGCGCGGAAACAAGGACCCTGAGGTGTGGTTCTGGCCATTCGTCGTCAAGGAAGACTCAGGGTGTTGGACGTGGTCCAGAGGAACTCGGTCGGGCGGAATCGGCTCAGTTCGGGATCGCCGTATCGGAGGAGACAAGCCAGCTCACGCAGTTGCCTACTCATTGACTCATGATCTGGACTACGACGACTTCGGTCCCCTTCGTCGGCTGTGTGTCACCAAGCTCTGCTGCAACCCGGATCACTACCGTCCGAGGCTGACTTCGATGTTCGATGTGGACGGGGTGCGGAAGTGCTTCCGCTGTGGAGAATCTAAGGCGCTGGATGAGTTCACACTGAACAAGACATGCACCAGCGGTCGAACTTCTATCTGTAAGAGCTGCACCAACACCTACCACAGGGAGTGGGCGGACAATCCAGAGAGAAAGATCGAGGCCAGCTACCGGAACCGGAAGACTCACCTTCTGCGCTGGTTCCATCTGACTGAGGAGCAGTTCGATGCCCTCCTTGCTGCACAGGACGGCGTCTGTGCCTGCTGTGGCACAGACCAGTGGGGCAGCCCTAGTGGGGTGCCCGCTGTGGATCACGACCACTCCTGCTGCCCGGGAAAGCGGTCCTGCGGGAAGTGTGTACGTGGCTTGCTGTGCATGTCATGCAACACCTTGGCTGGAGCGTTCGAGCATCCGAAGAAGGACATGATTCTGGACTATCTGGAGCGCACCCATGGAACCTACTGAGCCTCTTGCATTGCGTTATCGCCCGACCCAGTTTTCAGAAATGGTCGGACAGAGGATCAACGCTTTGGTCCTGCAACGGATGGTGGACACCGAGCGGGTGCCACACGCCCTGCTCTTCTCCGGCCCGAGCGGGGTGGGCAAGACCACAGCCGCTCGGGTGCTCGCCTCCCAGATGGGAGCCTCCGACGTGATCGAGGTGGACGCGGCCAGCAACGGTGGGGTCGACCAGATCCGCAAGCTGCTGGACGTCACCCGGTTCTCCACAGGTGGCTTCCACAGGCTGTTGATCCTCGACGAGGCGCACAGCATCACCCGGCAGGGCTTCGAGGCCCTCCTGAAGACGCTGGAGGAGCCCCCCGGCAACACCGTGTTCGTGCTGGTCACCACTGAGCCCCACAAGATCCCCGGCACCGTGCTGAGCCGTCTGGTGGAGTTCCAGTTCCGCTCCGTGCCGGACGCCGACGTGCTGGACCGGATCATGGTCGTCTCCCAGCAGGAGGGCATCCACGCCGAGTTCGACCTGATCAACCACATCGTGCGCAAGGCAGGCGGCAACGTCCGCACCGCGCTGATGGCGCTGGACCAGTCATGGAGGGCTCAGGTGACCACTCTGGTCGACTACCTGCGCCTGACCGGTGAGCACGACCCGGCACCGTCCCTGCTGGAGGCCTGCTCCTCCGGTGACCACGCCCGTGTCTTCGAGGTGCTGGACTCCCAGCTGTCCTCAGTCGGCTCACCGGGCCAGATCACCGCCGAGCTGATCTCCTGCCTGCGGGATCTGCTGGTACTGCGCGCCGGAGGCACCCTGAAGGCCACGGGGGAGGACTACGAGGTCCGTCACGGGCTGGCGATCAAGCTGGAGCCGGAACGGCTGCTGGCCGCGATCCGGGTGCTCTGGGAGGTCAAGACCAAGATCCGCTCCGACGACCCCAGAGGGGTGCTGGAGATGGCGCTGGTGCTGGTCACCGAGGCGTTCACCAAGGGCCGCGACATCATCCCGAAGGTGATGAAGCTGCCGGAGTCCGGGACTCCCCCGGTGCTCACCAACGGCGCACAGACACCCCGCAGGATGAGTCTGTCGGATCTTCAGAGGTTCACTCCTGCCTCCTCTGTGAGCCCCTCATGAACGTCGTGCTGACCTCCCTCCTGACCAAGGAGGTCGATCCCATGCGGGGCCGGAAGTGGGATGCTGACCCGTCGATTCTGGAAACGTGGGCAGCGTCCATCAAGGGCGCAACACCTGTCGTGATCGCCGATGAACTCACCACAGCCCCGCAGGGGGTGCAGCTGGTCAACTCCTCCGTGCTGGAGTCCCCCAACGTCCCCTCCGGAGGCCCGTACTTCAACCGGTGGGTCTACTTCCTCCAGTGGCTCTACCTCAACGCGCACAGCCTCGAATGGGTGTGGCTCACCGACGGTTCGGACGTGGTCATGCTCCGGGAGCCATGGGACCAGATGAAGAAGGGTGTCCTGTACGTCGGCAGCGAGGAGCAGCACCTCGTGGGATGCGACTGGATGCGCAACATCAACCACCACCCCTCCTCCGCTGAGCAGCTGTTCATCGACAACCACTCCTCCCTCCTGCTGCTCAACGCCGGGCTGGTGGGCGGTCACGTCACGACCGTGCAGGCGTTCCTCGCTGCACTGCTGGTGCAGTGGGCCGGGGCGGGCTTCCCGGCCAAGTCGGACATGGCGATCTTCAACTACACGGCGTACTGCAACGCTCCCGACCCTGTCATCACCGGAGAACAGGTACACACCACCTTCTGGGCCAACGCCGACAACGGCACAGCGTGGTGGCAGCACAAGTGATCACCCCCGAGAAGGAGTTCTGATGCACCAAGAAGCAATGCGCTGGGTCCGGCAGTGGGAGACCCATGATCCTGAGATGATCGTGGTCGAGCTGGGCTCCCGCAACACCAGTGGCAGAGGAATCCGCCAGTTCTTCAAAGGCACCCAGTACGTCGGGATCGACGCGGTGGCTGGCCCCGACGTGGACATGGTCGTCAACGCGGCCACCGTGCGTCTCAGCAAGCCGGTGGATCTGGTGCTGTGCTGTGAGCTGCTGGAGCACACCCCGTACTGGCGCGAGATCCTCAACAACGCCTTCTTGATGCTGAAGCCGGGTGGGCGTCTGGTCGTCACCTGCGCAGGCCCTTGGAGAGCTGTCCACGGTGTCAACAACGACGATCCGGACCAGCCCGGCTGGTATGGCAACGTTCCCATCAGTGCACTGAGCCGGGTGATGGAGGCGCAGGGCTGGGGAGACATCTGGGTACGTGAGGTGGAACACGCCTCCACCGAACTCGGAGGCACGGACAGTCAGGCGACGGCGGTCCACCCATGACGACCAAGGCCATCTTCCTCACTGCCTACGACCGGCCCGAGCTGCTGGCTCGCACCATGCGGTCGTGGGAACTCGTCCGGGGTGTGCTCGGGCTGCCCTTCCTCGTCATGATCGAGCCGGGACCCAAGGCGGAGGAGTGCGCCGCTGTCGTTGAGGCCTCCTTCGTTCGGATGGGCCACCTCGCATCCCACGTCGTGGTCAACCCCACCCGTTACGGAGTCCTCCACCACCCGTGGGTGGGTTTCGAGAAGATGTTCAAGAACTACGACTTCGTCATCCGGGCGGAGGACGACCTGTGTGTCTCCGATGACGTGCTGGAGTACTTCGACTGGGCGGAGGCAGCCTTCAGGGACGATCCTGCTGTGGCCACGGTGCACGCCTACTCCGACGGCCCCGGCTCCGATCCCGAGGTGGTGCTGGTCCTGCCTGAGTTCAACCCATGGATCTGGGGCACGTGGGCGGACAGCTGGCACGGTGTGATCGGCCCGACATGGGACCACGACTACTCGACCTTCAACGGGACCCCCGGCAACCAGTCGGGATGGGACTGGAACCTCAACACGCGGATCTTCCCCCAGTACCACCTCACAGGGGTGTTTCCTGAAATGAGTCGTGTTGACAACATCGGCGTCCATGGCGTCCATGGCACAGCGGAGAACTTCCGCACCGCCGAGAGCTTCAGGCCTCTCCACGCGAGTGGGGGGTATCAAGTGAAGGGCCGATCTTCAGAGGTGTGACGAGTCTGCCTCCCGAAGATGGTGCCCCCGAGCTGGGCCCTGCTTTCCGGCTGCCTACCTACATCATGGACAAGCCCGAGCTGGTCCAGATCTTCGAGGAGTCCGTCCGGAAACTTCAGGCGGAGTCCCGAGGGATGCCGATGCACACCGTGCAGGAGTTCCTGCTGGAGCGGATCGCCACCAAGTATGTGCTCCTGAAGTACCGCGAGATGTACGGCGCGGAGGCCAACGGCCACTACGTCGGGGTGAACGCCGAGAAGGACGCCAACGCCCACTGGCTGGATCTGGTCAAGGAATGGGACAAGGTCTTGGCCACTGGACAGGAGCAGATGCGCGACGCCTTCCTGAAGGAGTTCACGAGCATCGCCCTCCGTGGTGTGGAGCTGGTCGAGGACAAAGAAACGCGGCAGATGCTGACGCGCCACTTCAAGGAGCAGTTCGCTGCTGCTGGCTACTGAAAGAGGATCCATGGACGCAAACGAGACTGACCTGATCCTCAAGCTCGCCGCTGCGGGCCCGTGCTCACTGGACTCCTCCCCGAAGAAGAACTGGGTCGAGAAGGCCGGGGGCCTGCCGAACTACATCTGCCACATCGCCAAGGGCATCATGAAGTCCGGCAAGTCCAAGGGACAGGCTATTGCCATTGCCGTTTCCCGGGTCAAGGTGTGGGCAGCGGGTGGCGACAAGGTGGACAAGGACACGCAGGCGAAGGCCGCAGCTGCTGCGTCGGAGTGGGAAGCCCTGAAGGGCAAGAACGCCTCCAAGAAGATCGTCAAGGCCTCCCGTCACGACGGATTCCAGTACCTGATGCTGACCAACATCGGCTCGTTCAACACCGACATGATCCGCAGCGCGTGGAACGCCCGTGAGCGCGAGATCCGCAAGGCCAAGGAAGCTGCCCACCGCGCCGAGAACGGCGACGGGCCGTTCTCCATGGAGGCTGCGGCCCCAATGCACAACTACAGCTGGATCCGGGAGCTGTGGACCGACTACATCATCGTCGAGGTCGAAGGTCACGAGGGCACCGAGTTCTACAAGGTCCCCTACACCGTGGAAGGCACCGACGTGGAGTTCGGCGACCCGACCGAGGTCAAGCAGGAGTGGGTCGACTCCCCCGAGGAGGACAAGCTCTCCGAGGCCGAAGAGGGCCTGCTCGAAGACGTCATCAACATGAAGAACAGCGACCCCAGCTTCCTCGCGAAGATCCAGAAGATCGCGCAGCGGGGGTAGCCCGCGTGCTGTTCAGTGGACCCAACGCTCTGACGACCTCCTTCGACGTCGAGGTCGAGTACAAGCCACGGTCGGCGGCGGAGGACCTGTTCGTGGAGGAGCCGGTCCCCCTTCAGGTGTTCGTGCAGGACAAGGCCTACCTCGGAGCCACCGACTGGATGCTCTCCGACATCCAGTACGAGCTGGTCCGGGTGATCGAGCGGGTCTACCTCCAGCAGACCTTCACCGACATGGGCTCATGGTTCGGCGGCTACTGGGCCAAGCCGTACCCGATGAAGAACCTGATCGTTGCCGAGTGGGGCAAGGGCGGTGGCAAGGACTCCACCGTGCGGGTCGCAGCCATGCGGGTCGCCTACCTGTTGATGTGCCTGCGCTCCCCCCAGCGCTACTTCAACATGCCGGAGGACGACTCGATCCACATCCTGAACATCGCGGTCAACTCCGCACAGGCCAACCGCGCCTTCTTCGAGCCCCTGACTCGGATGGTGAAGCGCGGCTGGTTCAAGGACAAGGCCGAGCCCAAGCGCGACACCATCGAGTACGCCAAGAACATCACTGCCATCTCCGGCCACTCCGATGCGGAGTCGCAGGAAGGCCTGAACATCATCCTCGGGGTCGCCGACGAGATCGACGCGTTCAAGGCCAAGGGCGAGATGATCGGGCAGGGCAACAAGGCCCGGGAGGCGAGCACCTCCGCCGAGTCGATTCTGAAAATGATCAAGACCTCCGCGTCGACCCGTTTCCCACAGAACTACAAGCGGGTCGCGATCTCCTACCCCCGCTACCTCGGTTCCACCATCCAGCAGCTAGTGGCCGAAGCCGAGCAGGACATCGCTGAGGTCGGATCTGAGCAGTCGATCTACTTCGCCTCCGGCCCATACGCCACATGGGACGTCAACCCACGTATTTCTGGAAAAGACGCCTTCGCGTCGGACTACCGCAAGGACCCGGAAGAGGCTGCGGCCAAGTACGAGTGCCGCCCCTTCCGAGCCACCGACTCCTACTTCCGCAACCCGGCGATCTTCCGGATGGCCGTCGACCGTCCGGACCAGCCCATTCAGGTCGACTACGAGGTTGTCGAGACCACCAGCAAGGCCACCGGCCAGACCGTCCGTGGGTGGGAGCCGGTCTTCACCTTCGCCGCCGACTTCCACCCTGTCGCCGGAGCCCGCTACGCCATGCACGGTGACCTCGCGGTCACGGGCGACCGGGCCGGGATCGCCATGAGCCACGTAGAGCACTGGGTTGATCAGACCGAGACCATGGAGGACGAGACCGGCTTCGTCTCCGCCTACACCACCACGGCCCCCCACGTCCGCAACGACTTCACCATCAGCCTCTCCGCCGACATCGCCGCCGTCGACCACGAGCGGGGTGAGGTACTTCCCCGGGAGATCCAGATCCGCTGGGCCCGCAAGCTCTGCTTCGAGCTGATCAAGCGCGGCTTCTGGATCGGGTCCTTCACCTTCGACGGCTTCCAGAGCGTCGACACGATCCAGATCCTGACCTCCCACGGCATCCTCTCGGAGCGCGTTTCCACCGACCTGAAGCCCGACCTCTGGAAGACCCTGAAGGACGTGGCCAGCGACAGTCGGCTCAAGATGCCGTTCAGCCAGCGGCTCCAGAACGAGCTGGAGGGCCTGTCCCGAGTTAATGGCAAGGTCGATCACCCCGTGAACGGGTCGAAAGACGAAGCAGACGCCTTCGTGTGCTCTATCGTGGGGGCTATCGGTATAGGCGGCGAGGAAACCCCCGACGGCGAGGCCATCGACTCTGGCGGCTCACTGTTCATGTTGGGGGAGCAGCTGGCTCCACTGGAGTATGGACAGGGAGCCTTCGAGCTTCCATTCGGCATGAAGGGGATGAGCATCGGTGTCTAGTACCGCTGTAGAGGACAAGAAGAAGCCGTCCGAGCTGTACTCCGAGATCCCGGAGTTGGGCTACGAGCAGGGTGTGGACTCCTCCTTGGCGTACACCACCCCGTTCAACCCCGTCGCCATGGGCCTGAAGAAGACCCCCTCTGAGGACCTCAACGAGGTGCTCAAGGACGAGTACAACGTCACGCGCCCCACCACCCGCCAGCTCGTCACCATGCGCCGTCTGGACGGCCACGCCCGAGCCCTGTACCGCCTCCTGACGCTGCCGATCCGCGCCTCGCTGGTGTCGGCCACCTTCAAGCCCGCAGACGGCGGAGAGGCCGAAGGAGAGTTCATGGAGGCCGTCTTCCGGACGGCTCCGGCCAACGGGGGCATGACCACCACCTTCCAGCGCTTCATGGGCCAGATGCTGGGAGCCCTGTTCGAGGGCTTCTCCTGTTTCGAGAAAGTGTTCTGGGTTCCCACCAAGGGTCCGCTCAAGGGCAAGTACACCCTGAAGAAGCTGGCCTACCGTCCCTCCGACACGATGACCTTCGTGGCTGACAAGACCGGTGGGTTCGCCGGGCTCCGCCAGCGTGCTGTCGTCGGTGGCAAGGTCACCGACGTCTTCATCGAGCCGGAGTACGCGTTCTACTACTCCGCGCAGGAGGACGAGCGCAAGTTCTACGGCGTCTCCTTCTTCGAGTCCGCGTTCCCGCACTACGACGCCAAGGCCAAGGCCTACTTCACTGCCCACCTCGCAGCCCAGCGGGCAGCTGTAGGCACCCGGATCGGCACCGTCCCCCCGAATGCCTCCCAGAACGCCAAGACCGAGTTCGCGCGGAACCTGAGCAGCCTCGCGCTGGCCCAGTGGATGATGATGCCCGAGGGCTTCAAGGTTGAGGTGCTGAAGGAGGGCGGGACCTTCGACTTCCTGAACCTCATCAACCACCACAACCACATGATGAGCGAGTCGATCCTAGCGGCCTTCTTCGACGCCGACACGGGCGGTGGCTCCGGTGAGTCCGGCTCATTGGTGAACTTCGCCACCCCCGGTGACGACATGTTCGTCTTGATGCTGCGGGCGATCATGGACGACGTCGCCAACCAGATCAACCACTACATCATCCCCCAGCTGATCGATTACAACTTCGACGGTGGCAAGTACCCGACCTTCACGTGGGGCACCTTCACCGACGAGCAGCGCTCGGCCATCGCAGCCACCTTCGACAAGCTCGCCACCTCCGGGCAGTCCATGAACGTCTCCGAGGAGTTCATGCGCGAGCTGGAGAAGACGCAGGCCAAGGAGATGGGGCTGGAGATCGACTGGGAGCTGGTCGAGGCCCGGGAGGCAGAGGAGAAGGCCGTAGCAGCAGCCCAGTTCGCTGGCGGTGGAGTCGGCCCCGATGGTCAGCCCCTGCCGGGAGCCGCACCCGATCCTGCACTGGCAGGAATCGCCGGAGCACCCGGAGATGTCACCAATGCCGAGCTGGGTGGCGCACAGGACCTGACCGACGTTTTGGGAATCATGGCCAAGAAGGCAGACAAGGCCGCTGGCGCAGGATCCTCCACACCGCCCCCCGCTGACCCAGCCCTCAAGGCGAAGAAGACGGTGAAGCTGTCTGGCATCACCGATGACATGTTCGACTGGGCGCTCCAGATGGTAGGGATCGCAGGAGAGGACTACAGCGATGGCTGACGCACCCACCCCGGCAGTGGGAGTTCGCCGGGTACGCACCACCGAGGGGGCCCGGTTCTTCGGCCTCCCGGTCGGAGGCGAGATCGGCAACCGCTACGACCCCAACATGAAGGCTGCCAAGCGGGCTACCTCCCTCACCCGGCTGACCAGCCTCCAGCGCCAGTTCGCAGTGGCCAAGAAGACTGGCAACCTCTCTCAGATGCGCTCCGTGCAGGAAGAGTTCACCATCGCGGTGAAGGACTACGCAGCCACCAACGGCCAGCTGACCGACGTCCTCAGCGCGCTGGTCGGGTCCCGGGGACGGTCGGACATGGCGATAGACAAGCAGAGCCTGAAGTCCTGATGGCCAGCTTCGGGGAGCAGTTCGAGGCTTCCCGGAAGACCAACCAAGCCATCAGGGCTCTGGAGGTGTCTGTCCGGATGCGGATCGCAGAGGCCTTTGCGGATTGGGTAGACGGCAGGCACAGCGACCAGTCCGTGCGCTGGGCGATGGAGGCCATCATCCGTGACGCCTACCGCTCCGCCGCAGCTGTCGGTCTTGCCCACCTGTCTGCACAGGCCGGGGTCCCCCGATGGAAGCCCACCGGGATGAGGGTCGAGGTGCTGCGCTCGGCGTACCTCGACGGTCTACTGGAGGACGTCCGCAAGAACCTTCGTGAGTACAAGGCCGGACCCCACGACGACGCCGCCCGAGCACGCTTCGTTTCCAGAATCGCCCACAGCGCTGGAGTGGCAGCCAGCAGAGGTCACACCGATGCTCTCCTGCGAGGAGCCCGGGAGCTGGTGGACACCTACGGCTTCGTCGTGCGCAAGGTGTGGCGAGCCAACTTCGTCAACCATGTCCCCTGCGAGCTGTGTGGGGCACTGGAGGGCACGGAAGTGGGTCTCGGGGAGGAGTTCCCCTCCGACAATCGGCTGAAGGTCTACGGGGACCTGAAGGGCCCCCCGCGCCACCCCCGGTGCATGTGCTGGCTGGTGATCCTGATCGAGGGGCTGGAGAACTACAACGACTCGACCACCGAGGACAGCACCACCTCTGAGCGGGAGACGTTGTCCACCGATGAGGTCCAGAAGATGAGCCCCGGCTTCTTCGTCAAGATCGTCCACTGGCTCCGGAAGCTGGTCAGGACGCTGAGGAGTGCAGATGAGTGAGCTTCCACAGGCCCATGAGACCGTCCGGGTCACCTTCGACACCTACCTCGGAGCCGCTGAAGGACTCCTTCTGGTGCTCGAAGATGCCCGGGTCACCGAGTGTGTCTACAGCTTCACAGGGCTCTCCCCGAACAGGATTCTGAAGATGGGCCTCACCCTCCAAGGTGACGTGGCCGATCTTCTAAGGCGTGTGGAGCTGATTTCGGGTTCTCACACGGAGTGACTTCCAGTGCTTTCAGAATCTCTCTGCTGAGGACAACCACATTGACCGGCACAACTGGCGACCCGCTGATCTTGGAGCTGGCCCGAAAGGTCACCCTCGCAGCTCGGGGAAGCAAGACTCGGTACGTCCGCACCCCTGAAGGCTCCCGCAAGTACGGCCTGCCCATCGGTGCACCGATCACACTGGATGCGGTCAAGCGCGCTGCGATCAGGCACCCGGGCATGGTCGCCCCCGAGGACAGCGCCACCGGGAACGGTTCCTCGACGAACGCTCCCAGCTCCGCCGCCTCCAAGCCGTCCATCGAGGCCCTCACCAAGGCCCTCACCCTGCCCGAGTCCGACAGTCCGAAGATGGTCACCCCCAAGGGAGACCAGAAGGTCAGCGTCGGCGGAGCCACGTTCAACTTCCCCTCCGGTTCCAAGGTCTTCCGGCCCAAGAAGAACCCGGATGGCTTCGCAGTGGTCCGGGACCCCAACTACGATCTGGTGCTGATCACCTCCAACGGCACCGCCAGCGACATCTCCGGTGAGTCCGAGCACGTCCTGAACGCCCGACTCGACGACATCGGCCCGAACGACTCCGAGTTCAGCTCTGAGGAACTCGGTGCTCCCGCAGGGGATGCTGGGAAGCCCTCAGCAGGGTCTCCAGACCCCAACGCGCCCGACACGGCGGATACCACTGACTACGCCCAGTTCCCGTCCTACAAGGACGTTCCTGACTACCTCGACGACAAGTACATCGCCAAGGTGGTCAGCGGCCTGAAGGCCACCGGGATGGACGAGACCACCCTGAAGGCGCTGGAGGACCAGCTCCACAAGCAGAACTCCGACATCAAGGACCGCTGGACCGAGGTCAACGACCCCGACACCCACGCCCAGCAGAAGAAGATCAAGGAGATCGAGGACCAGATGGCCGCGCTTCAGGCGCAGCTGGAGGACCTGAAGACTCCGAAGCCGAACCCGACCCCCGGCAAGAAGCCTGCTCCCGACGAGGGCACGCCCCCCGCCCCCGACTACTTCGGCAACCCCAAGGGCACGGACTACGCCAGCACCCCTGCGCCGAAGGTCGACGGCGCTTCCGCGCGCAAGAAGAACGCCACGGACAAGGCGGTCTCCACCGACATCGCGGCCAACGGCATCGACGGTGAGAAGACAGCCGCGAAGCCTGCCGAGCCCAAGAAGCCTGCCGAGCCCAAGAAGCCTGCCGAGCCCAAGAAG